TCCCCTGTCCACCTCAAGCGGGTGATCGAGAAGTATTCCAATCCTTACTCTACCAAGACGGACTTGACGCCCACCTATATCGTGGACGAACTCACCAAACTCATGAAGGAGCCGTGGCTCGCACCCAACCGTGTCTTCCATTGCCTCCTGCGATTCTACCTTGCTCCTCGTCGCTCGATCCTGGAGCACCGTTTCACCAAGGCGATCTTCGACGAAGTCATTCGGGAAGTGCGGTTCAAGTATATCAAGAGCCAGGTGCATTCTGGCGAGATGGTCGGTGCCCTGGCTGCCCAGTCGGTCGGTGAGCCCATTACCCAGCTCACGCTCAACACCTTCCACTCTGCCGGCACAGTCAAGGCTGGTGCGACCCAGGGTGTTCCACGTATCCAGGAACTCCTAGGTATTTCCAAGAGCCCCAAGAAGCCCCTCAACTTCGTCTACCTAACATCCTCGGACGGCGACAGCTTTGATCGGGCGATCATGGTTGCTCGTGATCTCCAGAAGACGACGGTGCGAGACATCACCCGCTCTGTCCGCATGTATTACGATCCCTTCCCTCTGACTACCGAGACGGTCGTGGGCGAAGACCGTGAGATCCTCCAGCGCTTCCAGCAGTTCTCGACGGCCAACCCGGTAGACTGTGCGTCCAAGTGGATCATGCGCCTAGAGTTTGACGAGACGGAGATGGCCGCTCGTAACATCAATGATATGGTCACCATCCAGGACAAGATGGGCCAGGCGGGACTCCACATTCTCCAGTGCGTCTACACCGACTCCAACTCCGAGAAGCTCGTGATGCGCATCGTCTTCCCCGACGATATTGTCAAGAACCTCATGGCTCTCCGCTTCCTCGAAGAGCGTGTCCTCGATGTGGTTCTCACAGGCATTGACGGTGTGGGACGTGTCATTCCTCGTGAAGTCAATCGTGAACTGGTGTGGGACGATACGGTGAATGCCTACGTGTCCAAGAAGCAGCACGTCCTGGACGTCGAGGGCGCCAATCTCTACGATCTCCTTGCCCGTGACAATGTAGACCCCACCCGCACATTCAGCAATCATATCCACGAAGTCTACGATGTTCTGGGTGTAGAAGCCGCTCGCCAAGCACTCTATGATGAGTTCTTGGAGGTGTTCACAGAATCGTCTGTGAATTACCACCATCTGTCCGTGCTCCTGGATGCTATGACCTACCAGGGCCGTCTCGTATCAGTCAACCGATTCGGAATGTATATGCATGACAATGGCGTGCTGGCGAAGTCGTCGTTTGAGGAGACGTCGAAGATTCTATTCAATGCTGCCGTGTCCGCTGAGTATGATCCCATGAAGGGTGTGTCGGCTAATATCATGTTCGGCCAGAAGCCCCCGTGCGGCACGGGGTTCGTGGACATTCTGCTGGACGAGACCCGCCTGCCCGAAGGGACCGACGAGGCGTATGTGGACTACCGTGACCAGATCAAGCAGAAGGTGGATACTGCCTATGCTGGAGACACCGAGTGCAAGATGGAGGATATCTCGATGTGGTAGTTTTAGAGGAAGTATGTGAATATATACAAATGTCGTGGTATGCGTCTGACGGTATTGGAAGCATTCGTGTCCTAGACGTTTTTGGCTCAGATCTCACTGTTGTCAACGCCGCCCGTGTATCGTTCGCAAAGGAGTCGCACGAATTCTCTGCAAACGATGAGAAACTGGTGAACTATCTCGCAAAACATAATCACAATAGCCCTTTTTTCCATCCGCAGGTGCGTCTGCGCATCAAGATGCCGATCTTTGTAGCCCGTGAATGGTTTCGTCACCAAATTGGGTTCGCACGCAACGAGGTGTCTCGTCGGTATGTTGATTTCAAGCCGGAAACCTGGATCCCGTCGCCTGAAGATCTGCGTGCTCGTGATCCCAAACTGAAGCAGGGAAGCCAGGAAACACCCGTCGAAAACTCTATTGTCCTGTCTTCTGAAATCAAGGAACATTGCGATGGGATGGTAAGTTTTTACGAACACCTTCTGGAACATAACGTGGCTCCCGAGATTGCTCGGTGTGTCCTTCCTCAGGGAATGTATACAGAGTTCGTGGAGACTGGATCTCTTGCGGCCTATGCCCGACTGGTGGGACTGCGCACCGATCCGGGGGCACAGCAGGAGATCCAGGCGTATGCTCGTGGTATCATTCAGCTGCTAGAACCCTGTTTCCCCGTATCTTGGAAGGCACTTACCGAGAACACGCCATCATCATAGAAACGAGCAACTTTTTTGTCTGGAAGAATTGCTCGATCTTGTTTGCGAATGGAAAAGTTCCAGTACGGCCAGAAAGTGGAGTACCAAGTTGTGGATGTTCTCCGGGACTTCCAAACATCAAAGAGCCATGTCCAGTATGTAAAGACAGTAAACCACGGGACAATGCTGATCATGGACGGGGAGATCCAGTATTCGACACTGGACGAACATCGGTATCACTATCTACTCACGAGCCCTATATTTCAGCAGTCACGACAAATTCTGATTCTGGGAGGCGGGGACGGACTGGCAGCGAGAAATCTATACAAATCCCCGAACACTACAAGCATTACAATAGTCGACTGGGACTCCGATTTCGTGGAGTTTGCGAGGACAAATCTCCCTGAGAACTGTGGTTCACTTCTGGATCCTAAGACGCAATACGTCTGTGCCGATGCTCTCAAGTATATTCAGATGATTGGAATCAAGTATGACGGTGTCATCATTGATCTTCCCGATCCCGATGGAGAGTTTATGGAGGCTCTGTATACCAATATTCTTACAGATCTTCCCAGAATTCTAGAACCGAATTCAACGGTAAGTATGCATGTAGGCCCTGTGTCATTGTGTGAGGATCACCCGAGTTGGGTATTCATCGCAAAATGTAAGAGGATATTCCAGCGATCGTTCGGTATACTTCCAAAATTTGATAAGGTCTATGTTCCTTCTTTTTCCCACGAATGGGGGTTTCTAAGCTGTCATAACGGAACGCATATTCCGTATCGTCGGTATCCAATCGACACAGATATCAACGATATCTATTCGATGATCTAGTAGTAGCCACGGCCCGCCTTCTTCGTGTGCCGGCGGCGGCGACCACCCTTGCTGAAAGGAGAAGGGGCAGACGCTCCAGACGGGAGAGTGCCGGCCGGGGATACGGCCGTGGCCGGTGCATCCGCAGACTGGGCACCGGGCAGCTCGGCGGGCTTCCCGTCCGTGGACGCAACATCGGCACCTCCACGGCGGGAGCGGCGGCTACGACGACGACCACCCTTCAGCTCCGAGGAGCCCTGGTAAGTGGCATCGGGCAGCTTGGCAAACGGCGTCATTCCGTCGGCGAGGTCCGAGCCAGTGTACGGGCCGCCTCCGAATCCGTAGGCCGTGCCACCGACCTTGGCCTTGCGAGAGCGACGACGACGACCGCCCATCGGGGGTAGACCGAGCGCACCGGCTACAGCCTCCATATCGGGCTCCGCACCGCCCCGGCGAGAGCGACGACGACGACCGCCTACTGCGGGCAGGTCGAGCGCACCAGCGACGGCCTCCATCTCGGCCTCCGCACCGCCCCGGCGGGTACGACGACGGCGACCGCCCATCGGGGGTAGACCGAGCGCACCGGCTACAGCCTCCATATCGGGCTCCGCACCTCCCTTCTTGTATGTCTTCTTCGCAGCCTTCATCGCATCGCCGAGCGACATGCCAGGCTTCTTAGCTTTCATCACTGCCTTTAGCCAAGCCGAGCGTCCACCTTCCTGTGACATGTTTGTTTCACTGGTTAGACTTTATTGTGAAGTCATACATGGGTGAAACAATCTTCTTGGGCTGGAGCGATACGGCCGAACTCTGGGCGGTCGGGGTCTTGTAGGTCGTCGGCTTGTAACGCAGGAGGTCAGGCTTGATTCCAAACGAGCTCTCGGCAAAGGCGCCGGTATACACTTCCATCGCATTGTCCAGGCTGCCGTAACACATAGCAACCCACTGGCAGCCATACGAAAAACATATTTCAGGATTCTTGTTGGAAATGGCGGTGGTGCTCATATCGGGAACCACAAGCGTAATATTGCGCTTGTTGAATTCGATCAGTTCTTCGTGATCAAATGTTTGGGAGGCCTGAGTATACGTCATACGACGCATCTGGGAGGATACCCAGGACATATTCACTAGTTCGTCCATCCCATTGCCCTTGATATGCTCACCGCTCACAATGATCAATTTACCCATAAGGTTGCATATCGGCTCGACTCCCAGATTCTTGCGTTGGTAAGAGTATTCCGAATTCAACATATACTTGCGAATCGTCATCTTCAGGGTGTCGGCACACTGCGTGATAATGGCATTGTCAGACGTATGGAATACAAGCGACAGGACGAAGGGATTCTTGTACCCTGGCGTGACGGCACTATTGAACGCCGCATTTCCGATGGTGACACAGCAATCCTCAAAGGAGAGAGTGTTGTATGTCGTCATTTTCTGAGTATTGGCATCGGCTAGACCGACCACAGGTTTTCCATCGACGGCATAGACATCCCATTCCACCAACCGTGCACCGCCCTTGATCACTTTGGTGAGGGCGTCGGTGACAATGTATGTATTGATTGTCGTCCCTGGGATCAGGGAATACCCGCTAGCTGCCATATAGTAGTCACACAAGACGTCTTTGTTGGGGCATCCGATGGGTGCACCCTTGGTAAGTTCAGCGTATACCTCGAGCGGCTTGGTCAGCGACGCATCGGGGGGCGGGATATTGCCGAGGTAAACGTATGCTCCTACCCCAAGCCCAAGACCTAGGCAGGCAAATGCGATACATATAATGACCCACAGCAATTGGGTGGTGTCCATTCTTATTATTTCTTACGATGTTGTTTATATTTGAAAAAGAGCGGCCGCATCATCATGACTACATCGTCTGGGACTCGCTCGTCCATCGGGATTTCAAATAGGCAGCAGTGGAGGAAATAGATACAGTACATACCGCACTGGGCGTTCTTGTATTGGTGCCGAACAGCGTTATAAGATAATTCTGTAGGCTCGTCAAACAATTTCATCTCATCCAACTGCTCTTTCCACCGCAGCATTAAACGCCGAATCTCTTTCTCGGGTTTCTGGGCATACGAATCAAAGAACGTCATCTTGGGGTGTTTCAGGTGATCACGGAAATCACAGAAGGCCGCTATCCAGTGTTCGCCCGGTCCATCACTAGGATCTGTATTGAATACAATACCGACACGGCGATAGCCTTTCTTGTGCAGTTCCGAAATCTTCATACTGCACAGCGACGATACAATACATTTTCCGGTTTCGTTGTGTAGATCAAAATCTATCGGGACAGAGCCAGTGTAATAGTAATCGGGAATCAACTTGGCATAGTGTTCCTGGGACGCATCAATATCGTCTGACGACAGCCATTCCGTTCCATTCGATGCCCAGCTATCTGGAGCTATCGGCTTTTTCACGAGGGCGTGGACAATACACGCATGGGCACCTGTATCACAAGCATCTTTCATACGCCGAGTGATTTCCTGCCACATATTGTTCCCCTTTTTTACAGGCGGTTCATACGGGTGTTCTTTGTTGTATGCGATCCGTAACTTGTCCACTTCACGGGGATCCATTGTTAAAAACGGATAATAAACTCTACAGCCGGAAATATGGCATACCAGAATGAATACTTCGATTGATCAGCGTGACCTTGTTCGGGCTGTGCGCAAGTATCGTTCCCTGGACGACCAGATTAAGGAGATCAATACCACTGTCTACAAACTTCGTGAGGACAAGAAGTTTGTAGAGAATGAGATGAGCGATATTCTGCGGCGCACCAATTTCCAGAACTTGAACAAGCTAGAGATTCAGGACGACGGGTCATACATCAAGATCCAGCGTCCCGAGACGTGGAGTAAGCCGTGGTCTCTCTCCCAGAAGGAGCTGAAGGATCTCATTTCGAGTTATGTTCACGGCGGTGCTACGGGAAACAAGCCTTGGCCCGAGGAACTCCTTGATTGGATTGTTAATAACAAGAAGACGGGCATGGTCGCCAAGGAGTTTGCGTTTAAGCGTGTCATGAATGTAGAGAACAATGACGGAGATGACGAGAATGAACAAAGTGGGCGAGTGGGTGCACACTGATGATCACGAAGATGAGCTGCGGGCTCTCTTTCTAGAATTAGAAGCTGTTCTTCGTGAAATGAACTTACTGAGAGCCGATTACAAACAATACAGAACCCTCCACTTTGCCCAGTTCTGTGCGGACGTCCACAGATTCACGACCACGAATGGATGATTTTTTGCGTGCCCATGCACATCATCTCCCCCAG